TGCTTGATCCGTTCGCGGGAAGCGGTAGCACACTCGTTGCAGCCAAACGCGAAGGCTTCAACTACATCGGCATCGAACGCGAGGCAGAATACGTAGAGATAGCACGTGCAAGAACTGGGCAAGCGTCACAGAAAGCGAGTGATCAACATGCCTCTTAAACCTGGAAAGTCGAACAAAGTCATCTCTGAGAACATTAAAAAGCTAATGCATGAAGGCTATCCGCAGAAGCAGGCCGTAGCAATTGCTTTGCAGAAGGCCGGGAAGTCAAAGAAAAAGAAGTGATGGCNAATGACTACCGAGACGCAGGTGCAAAAACGCATCGGACGACCACCTAAAACCCGTGCCGTGAAATTCCCGTACGTGCCGCAGAAAAAACAGAAGTATTTCCACGCCACGACGACCGATCCAAAGTACCAAGCCGACGAGGTGCTTTANGGCGGNGCGGCAGGCGGCGGCAAGTCGGCGGCCATTGTTGCCGATGCGTTCAAAAACGCCGTCAAGTATCCGCGCCTGAATATNCTNATCTTGCGCCGGACGTTGCCGGAGTTGCGGCAGTCGATCCTGCTCAAACAATTTGAGTGGTATCCGAAAGATGTATGCAAATACCGTGACAAACTCAACTGTTGGGAGTTTGAGAACGGTTCGCGGATCTGGCTTGGGTATTGTGAGTACGAAAACGACATTTACCGTTACCAGTCCGCCGAATTCGATATTATCTACATCGACGAGGCGGCCCACTTCCACGAACACGAATTCCGTTACCTGAAGTCCCGGAACAGGACGTCCAACCAGGAAGCCTTGGCGATGGGATTCCGGCCACAGATGAAACTCACAAGCAACCCTGGCGGAGTTGGTCACGCTTGGCTAAAGAAGCGTTTCATCAGCATCGGTGACCCCATGAAGATACACGTTGTCCAAGAAGACAACGAGGAAGGCGAATTGGTTTATGACGAGCATGGGGAGCCGGTCATGATGAAACGCATTTTTATTCCGGCGTTTGTTGATGACAACAAGTACGTGGATTCAGGTTACAAAACGCGCTTGTATTCATTGAGCAAACGGGAACGCGACCAATTGCTTTATGGCAACTGGGACGCCATCGAGGGGCAATTCTTTGACCAGTTCAACCGCAAAATCCACGTCATCGAACCGTTTGAAATTCCGTCCCATTGGCGGCGGTATCGGGCGATGGACGAGGGGTACAATGACCCGTTTGTGTGCCTGTGGATCGCCATGGACGAAAAGGGCAACGCCTATGTGTACAGGGAGTTTGTCAAAAGCAAACTTCTCACCCATGAACAAGTCGAAAAGGTCAAAGAATTGTCCGGCGATGAGCAGTACGAATACAACGTCGGGGACACGTCGTTTTGGAACAAGTCCAAGACGACCGGTGAAGCACCGGCAGAAATCTTCGCGCGTGAAGGCGTCCCGTTGATTCAAGCGACCAAGGAACGGGTAAACGGCTGGAAACGGCTTCGGGAGTGGCTTGCGCCGTATGAGGAAACCGACCCGGTGACGGGTGAGAAGTACACCACGGCCAAGCTGAAAATCTTCAACACGTGCCGGAATCTCATTGAGGCCATCCCGTCGATGATCGTGGACAAAAACAACCCCGAAGACATTGAGGAACACCCGCTGGACCACACTGTGGATGCCTTGCGTTACTGGTGCATGTCCAGACCGATGCCGTCTAAACCGCAGGAAAAGCCGAAGACAGAAATCCAGAAGCACAAAGAAAAACTAATCAACAGAAAACAACATTTCATGAGGCAATTGGTTTGACATGGCCGTGTCACCTTTGAACTGTCCTTTCACTCCAAGCCTCCCCAAGTGCGCGCATGTGCTGGCGAGGGACTGGGGCAAGAGTCCCGAGCGCGCGCCACTCCTTTACCGTCGACCGCAGGCGGTAAGGCTTGGATCGCGGCGGCTCGCCCCGTGCCGAAATAAACCGGGGCATTTCTTATGACAGAAAGGAGTTGTCGTCATGGCATGGAAGTTGCCGACGCAGATTTATCCTTGCACGTATGTGGTTCCGTGTGAGACGTACAACTGCCGGAACCGTGCCAAGTGGTTTGTTGGACGTCCAGATGCGCCGGTGTCCACCAACTACCGGCTTTGTGATACATGCGCAAAAAGCCTTGTTGAGAACTTGCCGGATGAGCTGAAGGTGTTATTGGTTGCACCAGAAGCAACTGAACCGTCTGAACCGGATGGAAATCAAACCGAGCAAACGGAGCCGGTGGAACCTGCCGAAGCAGGACCGGCGGCCTTCAAGTGTGACAAATGCGGCAAGGAATTCGACAAGGAACAAGCCTTGAAAATGCACAAAGTCAGGGCGCATGGAAAATAAAGGGGATGGGCAGGCATGACGCTTGAAGNGTTGGTTCTGTTTGTCGCTCTTGTTTTGGTTTACCACGGGATGCTTTTCTGGGAGTTGCAAAAGTCCCGGAAAGAGCGGGAAGAACTGTACAACCGACTGATGGCAAGAGACTTCCGGGAATACGCCATGTTGAGCCGGGAACATCATCAAAAGCAGAAAGAGGGGTTTGTCAAACGGGCTATCGAAAAGGCGTATGCCACGGACGAGACTGAAATGTGAGAGATGGTGGTCGCATGGCGTTAAGATTGTTTAAGCCAAAAGAGCAGATATGGAACGAAGACCTTGCGNACTTCGTGGAAAAGGAGTTCAAACGGCGGCAAGAGGAACGCCGTTCCTGGGAACTGCAATGGCGGCTGAACCTTGAATTTCTGAACGGCAACCAGTACGTGGGCATTAACCCGTCAACATCCGCCATTCAAGAGATTCCGAAGCTGTATTGGTGGCAGGAACGGGAAGTCTTCAACCAAATCGCCACCATCATCGAAACCAGAATGGCCCGTTTGAGCCGGACGAAACCCATCCTGAAAACCAGACCTGCCAGCGCTGATGACGCCGACATTTCTGCCGCCAAGATTTCCTCCATGCTGCTGAACTCATCGTGGCACGACCAAGACATGGACNGCATCTATGACGAGTATGTGGCATGGTTGGAAACTTGCGGGACGGTGCTGCTCAAGCCGATCTGGGACTTTGAAAGCGGCAGGGTGATTTTCCGCCAAGAAGTCTTGGACTTGCTTGGTGAGCAAGACGATGAACAAAAAGGCACGAAGGAAAAGTTGCGGGATGTTCAGATTTTCGGAAGTGGCAAGAAGGTTTTCGAGCTTCGTGAAGGCGACGTTAAGACCGTTCTGGTCCCGCCTTTTGAGTTTTTCCCTGATTCACCTTGGAGATCCGACATCGACCAATGNCGAAGTGTCATCCATGCCAAGGCGTACCATGTGGATGAAATTGAGGAATTGTGGGGTCAAAAGGTTGACGAGGAAAAAGTNGATGTTGTCACCATGCAGTTGTCCGGNNTCCTTGGAGGNCTTGGTTATACTGGCGGAACGCTTAAAGCCGCCGTGAAGACATTGAAAAACCACGCCATCGTCAAAGAATATTACGAACGCCCTTCAAAGCGTTATCCCGAGGGGCGTTTTATTGTGGTTGCTGGCAACAAAACGCTTCATGCCGGTCCGTTGCCGTACTTGATCGGCGATGATGGAAGGCGCGACCTTCCGTTTGTCCGTACCGTCAGCATTCCGAATCCTGGGTGCTTTTGGGGAAAGTCGGTCATTGAACGGCTGATCCCTGTTCAGCGCCGTTATAACGCCTTACGGAACAGGAAGGCGGAATATCTGAACTTGGTGGCGATTGGGCAGTGGAGAGTTCCATATGGTTCGGTGGACGATGACACGNAATTCACTCATGAGCCAGGAGCGATTTATTACTTCAACAGAGAAGTCGGACCACCGGAACCGATTCAGTTCCCGAATTTACCTGCNAGCTTTGAAAACGAGATTTCCACGCTACTGGACGAATTCACCGCCATTTCCGGCGTGTCGGAACTGTCCAGAATGAGCGAAGCCCCGCCTGGGGTGAAGTCCGGTGTGGCGCTGTCCATTGCCAACGAGCAGGACGATACCCGGATTTCCAACACGGCCTCCAGGATTGTTACGTCCATTGAACGCTTGGGCAAATACTGGTTGCGCCTCTACAAGCAGTTTGCCGTTGGCCCAAGGGTGTTGAGGGCGACCAGTGCCAACATGGACGTTGAAGTGATGGAGTGGACGGCTTCGCAGTTGAAGTCGGATGACGTCGTCGTGGAAAACTCATCGGCGTTGGGAGAAACGGCGGCGCAACGCCGTCAGATGGTGTTCGATCTTCTGAGTACGGGCATTTTCAACCGGCCCGAGACGAACCCGTTCACCGAGGAAGGCAAACAAAAAGTCTTGGAGTTGTTGGAGTTTGGCCATTGGGAAACCGAATCCGAAGGCCAGACCACGATGCAAAAACGGCGGGCGCGGCGTGAGAACTACCTGCTTATGCAAGGGACTTTCCCGAACGTCAACGANTTTGACGATCACGCCTTGCATATCGAGGAACACAACAAGATGCGCATGAGAGCCGAGTACGATAACCTGTTGCGCACGCCGTTCGGCCAAGTCATTGACCAGATGGTGAGAACGCACATCATGATGCACCAAGAAGCGATGAAACAACAGTTGATGGCACAAGCGCAAAGCATGATGCAACAGGCGGCCTCGCCGCCTTCTGATAACCGACAACAAAACGACAACCAACAACAAAACGAGTGACCAGGGCGATACCTGGACGGACGCCAGGGCCAACGGGAAACCAACCGGATAAACGCCGGTTGGTTTTTGTTTTCCCNGAGGTACAGCGGAAGCCAGGGAAAGTACAGTCACAGGGAGGATGGAAAAACATGTTCGATGTTCAAAAACCGATGTTGAAGATGGATCTTCAACTGTTCGCCGAAGGTGGCGACCAATCCGCGCCGGAAACGGGCGGCGAACCGCAACAAGCGGTGGATGGTCCGCCTCAACCGTCGATTCCAAATCCCCTGTTGGCGGCTGATGATGTCAGCCAGCAAGATGCGGGAGCGGAGCAAGGTGAACAGCAGACGGTTGAGGAACTGGACTTTGGTGGCCGGAAAGTTCCGGTTGTCGATCCGGTTATCAAGGAACTGCACAACGACTGGACCGAACTGAACCGGACGTATCAGCAACTAAACCAGAAGCTGATTGAACTGCAACAGCAGAACCAGCAGTATCAGCAGTTTTTGCAGTTGTATCAACAGCAACTGCTTGGCCAACAGCAGCAGCCGGTCCAACCGCAGGAAACGCCGGAAGAACGGCAACGACGCAATGAAGAGTTGCTTGAACGCTTTTACGAAGATCCGTATGGCGTGTTGGATGAGTTGGTCAATCAGCGTGTCAACCAGATCATCCAGACCCAGATTCTTCCGCAAATTGAGCCGTTGCAACGGGAACGGCAGATGCAACAGCAGTTGCAAGCGGCGATGGCCAAGTACCCGGATTTTCAAAACTACGTCGCGCAAATTCAGCAGATCATCCAGGAAAACCCACAAATTGCGGAACTGCCCAACTGCTTTGAAACGGCTTATTTGATGGCCAAGGGAATGACAGCGCAGTCCGTTAACCCGGACGATCTGCTGAATGATCCGGAGTTCCAAAAGAAAGTCCTTGAGCGCGAAGACTTGAGGAACAAAATCATTCAGGACCACATTCAAAAGATTCAACAACAGAAGCAATCCACAGTACAGCCGATGGGCGCGCAACCGGGCGGCCAACAACCGGTGGTGCCCGATGAAAAACCCAAGACGCTTCAAGAGGCTTCCGCAGCCGTCAGGAAATGGCTGGGGATCGCNCAATAATCACAGCGGAGGTTGATGCAAGATGGCAACTTTGAACATGAAAACAGCTTCGGAAGCGCTGAAACTGTTTTACCTGCCTGGGTTGGTGTACCAACTGAACAACGCCAGCCCGTTCTTGGCAGCCATTGAACGGGACACGACGTCGGTATCCGGTGGAGAAATNGTGATGGCTCTGAGATACGGGCGTCAAGGCGGCGTAGGTAACCGTGCCGACGATGGTCCGTTGCCGATTCCCAACAGCCGGAAAACCAGACAAGCCCGTTGGCAGACGAAGAACATTTTTGCGACCATCGAGATCAGCGACAAAACGATCAGGGCTTCCCGGAGCCGCGAAGGAGCTTTTGTTTCGCTCTTGGAAGCGGAATTGTCGGATGCGCTGGAAGACGCAAAAGATAACTTGGCACGGCAAGTGTTCGGCGATGGAACCGGCAAATTGATGACCTTCAAAGAACATACGACGCCGACCAACGAATTGTCAGTAGATACGGTNCAGTACATCGCCGAAGGGCAATTCATCGACATCATTGACGCCAATGGAAACACAGTTGCCGAAAGACGTGAAGTTTTGATTGTTGACGACATCAATAACACCATCACCATCGACGGCGCTCCGGTGACGACTTCGGACACCGACTTTGCCGTTCTTCACCTCAACTACAACCAGGAATACACCGGCATGGCCGCTGTTTTCACACCGGACAACGTGTTGTACAACATCGACCGGAAGAAGAATAAATGGTTTAACCCGACTGTTATCAATTTGAATGGCGAGATTTCGGAAGTGGCAATTCAGAAAGCCATCGACGAAGCAGAACGAAAAGCCGGTGGCCGGATCAATTTCATGTCTGCTAGCTATGGTGTGCGTCGCGCCTACCAAGACACTTTGCTGGCTGTGAAGCGCATTGTCGAAGTAATGCAACTCAAAGGCGGTTATGAGGCCATCACTTACAACAACATTCCCATCACGGTGGACAAATATAACCCGCCTCAAACCTTGTTCGGGTTGGATTTGACGACTTGGAAGGAATATCAGCTTGAAGACTTCACTTGGTTTGACCAAGACGGCGCGATCTTGCACCGCGATCAAAACCGCCCGGTTTGGAGGGCAACTTTGGCCAAATACGCCGATCTCGGTTGCAACAAACCGCGCGGAAACTTCATCATGACGGGCATTGTTGAACACTGAAACGAAAGAGGCGCATTATCGCGCCTCTTTTCTTTTTACATCCCAAGGGGTTGATGGGCATGAGGATTCCCGGTTGGTTCAGACATGAAGTCAAAATGAAGCTGATTGACAAACCCCATCTCGTTCCGTTGTTTGACCACGTACTGGACATTCCGGCACGTCTCTACGAATACTCGCCGGATATTTTTGTGGTCTTCAACCATAAGACAGACCGCTTTGAAATCCACAGCC